ACAGTGGTACGTACTTTTAAATAATCTTCAAGCTCTTTTATTATACCAGCTGTAGCTTCTTTCCATATAAGTAATGATGCTGCTCTTTTTTCTTCAGGTATTATTCCTTTAGCAATAAAATTATCTATAATGTTATTAGCCATTCTATCTTTACTAAGTTCTGAAGCCATACTAAGTTTTCCTCAAAAGCTTAAGATCATTATTTTTAATATTTATATCATTCGAATGTGTTTCTAAATCTGTATAATTGGGAACAAAATTACCGTATAAAGCAGCTAATACCGCACCTCCTAGTGCAGTAGGTATCGTAACAGAAGATATACCCATAATCATTTGATTAACGCTTCCAGCATAATTATAAATAGAGTCTAAAGCACCTACTAATATATTAACCATTTCTTTATCATTTCCCTTTATTTTTATCTTGCCGTCTGGATATAATATAAGTTCCATAGAATTAGTATCATCACTATGCTTTACAACAACATTATTGTTATCAGGTATGTTTAAAGCTTTACCAGCTGGAACAACTCCAGGTATAAAAAACGCATCTGACAAATCATGCGTTCTTTTATCTTCCACTTTATATTTTTCACCTTTATTTAATGTATAAGACTCTAAAGATCTATTACTAAACATTATCATGCCTAGATCACCTTTCTTTATAGGTGTGTGAATAAATGTTTTACCACTATTTGAGCTAGTATGTTTTACCATTACATTAAATATAACATCTATCTCTTTATATTCGGCATTTTCAGGATCAATAAAAGCTTCTTTAGTATCGTATGATTTAGTCTGTAGCATCGGTAATGGTTTTACTTGAGCCAACTGTTTATCTTTATCATATTTAACTACCTTACCTGGTATACTAGTGTACACATTAAGTAAATCATTTTTTATGCACGTATGTATTAACTCAGTTAAAAAGCTCATACTGCTTCAATCTCCATACAATAGTCACCACTTAAACTACTACCTGAATATGCTATATCATCTATTATAAACTCACTATCTATGTCTTCATTCTTTACATAAATACGACTACCAAGTTTTGCTTTAGGTTGTATTAAAGCTTTAGCTTTTAATCTACCATTTATTATTTTAGGACTACCTATTAAACCAGTCTTAGGACTTAGTACTAACCCTAGATCTTCAATTTCTGCCCCTGGATGTGCAATAATAAGGTTGTTATTACTCATATAAATCTTATAATTATATTTATCTCTTAGCAACCTATTAAGAACACCTAAGACACTTTCATTAGCAGTAAATCCGTTAGGTAAAATAGTTTCAGCTATTATATCTTGTCCAGCATTTCCTACGCTTTTTGCAGCTTTATTTCTTTCTTTGTTTAAGTCAGAAAAAACCTTAAAATATTTCAAGTCTGATAAACCTAAACCTGTTAATACAGACTTACAGTCAGATACTATTTCTGTCATTTTAGTATTAGGAGGATAGCTTTTGTTTAACACTCCTAATTTACCTAAGTACAGACCTTCTTCTGCGTTTATTTCTAATATAGTACCATTCCTACGGTTATCAAAGTTTATGTCTATTATGTCTGCAAAAAATATACGCTCTCTATTTTCTGCGCTAGAGTGCCCTACTTCTAGCTCAACCTGCAAGTTTTCTACTTCATCTGTTAAAAATTCAAATGTTTTTCTACTTACATTATTTACTTCTATCGTGCCTGTACTAACAGCATCTTTAACGCTTTTCTTAATATCAAAATTTATCATAAGATTAGTATTACGTTCTAACTTATTAGATATTATGCGTTGGGTCTTAAACATTATACCACCACCGTTTCTTTTACCTATTTTGAGAACTACGTCTCTAGAAAAAAGTAAATCAGCACTTTTCATTACTGTTCATCCTCGATGTCTTCTTCTATACTTCCGTAGGCTAAAACATACTTAGTACCTAAATTAAAAAAATCTAATGGTTCTGATAAATCCATAGGTATAAAAAATAAATCATTTTCAGGTAGCCTTTCATCATTAAAAGCCTTTAATAGTGGTACACCATTATTTACCCTAATGCCATTAGCTATATCACCATTGTCATCAGCTATACTAAAAAACCAAGAATTTATTCTATAATTATAAGAAAAAGTCATATTAAAATTTTTGTTATCTAAAACAGAACTTAACTCAACAAAAGGTCTGTTATTTGTAGTAAACCTAATAACTTTAATTTTCATAATAGTCTACCAATTATTTGCAAAATCACCAGTTACTTTAACAATGGTCTGCATAAATTTGTACCATAAACTTTGCATTCTAGCCATTTTCTCTTCAGGTGTTAACTCTTTATAAGGTTTTTGACCTTTTTTAGCTACACCTTTTCCACCCTTTCCTACTGCCGGCATATCCGGTATATCTGGATTGTACTCGACATATTCACTCATATCTGTAAACTCACTGGTTACAAAATTAAACTCTTTCAAAGTTAATGTGAATTCTATTACTCCAGTATTGTCTGAATTTTTAACTCTATCAACATCAACAACAACAAAGTCTACAAAATAACCCATACCTATTTTAACATTAAGTATACTAGTTTCTTTCATACATGAAGCTAAAAAATCATCTACAATAGCATTATAAAAAGTATTATGATCAAAAAATTCATCTTCAGCTTTAAAAGCATCTGTTACATTAAAAGCGGTATCATACAACATATTTGTTTCGTCTAAAGGATCTTCAGAAATTATGCAATTTAAAGTAAGTTCTAAAGGTTTTATACTGCAATTATCTGAAAAATTACTACCTTTTTCTATAGGAAAATCTGTCATTTCTTTAGACATTTTAAGCTTTTCACTTAACATAACATCAGCAAATAAACCTACTAATGGTTCAGCCTTTTCTATATCATAAGTTAACAGAAAACTTTTACGATGTGATTCTCCGTAAAGTTCACCTAATGTATCTAGTATAGACATTAACTTAACCTCAATTTTTCACTACGTAAATTAACCTTAAATACATCTTCTATGACAGACTGCAATTTTCTCTTATCTAAACCATCTGGTACATTACCTTTAAAATTAATATTTATATCGAAATTACCACTTACTGGTTCTAAAGGATCTCTATCATCAATATCTATAGGCGAACCACCAGTTTTTCTTTTTCTACGTTTATTAGTAGGTAATGGCATAGGTCCTGCATCAGGATCATCTACTAATGTTCTATCAGGTAAATTCATACCTGCTTCATCTACTCTATCTAGCATCCTTCTATGTTCTATAGCTTCGCCTATGTCTTTGCCTATGTCCCTATTTTTAAAGGCCATTTTTATTATTTCACCACCACTTAATATATCTAGTAGATCTATTATTTTACCTAGCCATTTAGCTATAGATGCTAAAGTATCATTAATACCTCTCAAGCTTTTAGATGTATCTTTAAGCATTTTAAAAACGTCTTTAAAACTCTTTTTAAAATTATTCCATCCTTCTTTTATAAGTTTACCATCGCCGGTAAATATGCCTACTATTAACGACAACAATAAAAATCCAACACTCTGAAGCAGTTTAAACCATTTAAAAAGAGTAGGAAACTTTTTTATCATATAACCAGTAACGGTGTCAGCCTTATCTCCATATTCAGAATATAAGTATAAATCTTGTATTAAAAGACCTAAAAAAGCTAGTATTAAAGCTTTAGCTGTAAACACAGCGAAAAACTTTTTAGTAGCAGTCCAGGCTAAACCCATCAATTTAGTAAATACTTTTAAATATCCACCAGCGTTAGCAATTGCTGTACCTAATAAACCCCACTTAACCACAAACCAAGCTATACCAGCAAAAAAGTATCTTGTAAATAGAAATATCAACAAACCCTTAAATAAAGCAATAAATCTATTTAATCCCATAACAGCATCTATAAAATCACGCGTATATTTAATCAATTTAGCCATACCTGCTAGTGATTCCATTACAGCTTCTGCAAATAACGCCATAGGTTTAGCTATGGCAGCTACAATCTTTTCTTTATTTCTTAAAAACCATTTAATAAATTTTTCTACTAATGGTTTAACTGTAGGAGTTATTTTCTCTCCAACACCTCTCATAACAAGTGTTACAATATCTTTTATACGACTATACATACCTGAAAGAGTAGTCATAACTCTTTCACCCATTTTAAAAAATAAGCCTCCTTCAGAAGTCATATTTTTAATAGCGGCAGCAACATCTTCAAAAGACACCTGTCTAAGCTCTATTAATTTTCTTAAACCAGCAGAATCTACGCCTCTAAATTTGTCAAGTTTTAATAACTCATCCATCAATGGAACACCCTGGGATATAAAGTCCCTGAGCTCCATTCCTCTAAGATAAGTAGCTGCTCGTACCTGTCCTAAGTTGTACGCAAAACGTTCAAGAGTTAAACTAGGTAAACCAGCTGTAATGTCTGAAATTTGACCCATCATATCTTTTAATTTTTCTGCTTCAAAACCCATTGCAAGTAAAGTAGCTGCACCTTTTTCAACTTCAGGAACAGTAAACGGTCTTTTTATAGCTAATTCATGTAGTTCTTCTAAAGTTTTCTTACCGAGTGCAGCACTTTTAGTCAAAACTTCAAATGTAATATCTATCCTTTCTTTGTCACTACCAGCTTTAAGAAATGAAGTCAAAACACCTAATGTAGACTCTAACCCCCACTTAAGAGCATTTAAAGCATAACGTATAGAAGTAATTTTAGCTATAAAACCTACTACTTTTACATTCTTAACTATAGAACTAAAGCCTTCAACTTTTCTGTTAACTTTTTCAAGGTCATTGGCACCTTGTTTATCAACTTTAAAACCTACTTCTATAAATAAGTCTTTTACTTTAATACTCATTGAATACCTCTAAAAGCATTAGCTATAGTACTAAGCATTCCACCACTAATTCTACGCTTAATACTGGTAGCCTTATGGTAATCTCTTAAATCAACCATAGTCCAATAACTGTCCAGTTCATATAAAGTAGCGTGGCCTTCAATAACAGGTAGCCATACGTACATGTCAACTTCATCAAGTTCTCTTGGGTCGATGCGAAGTTTTTTAAGCGTACGCTCATATTCTAATAGCTCCTTTTCTGCTTCTAACTTTCGTTTTTCTCGTTCTGATCTTCTTTTTTGTTCTCTAGATCTGCGTTCTTCTTCTGATAGAACTTCTGAGCCATTTCCTGAAGATCCTGCAACATCGACCCTTCTCCGAAAAAATCATCAAAGTAGTACTTAAAAGCTTCTGCAACAACTTTATACATGTGTATAATCTTACGATCAAAAATAATATCAAATTTTTCTTTTACAAGACCTTTACCTGTACATTCAGTTGCTGATAAAATTTCAACTATTGTTTTATCAAGCATATCCTCATCAAGGTTATCAGCAAGCAGCTGTACTGTTTTAATAGCGAGCTCACCTGCATTGGTCCCAATATCTTCATCGAGATTATCTATAAAACTTTTACCTAAAACTTTTACAGCTCTAGCTAAGATCTTATTTAATACTCTAACTGAAAGTCTATAGAAAGTGTACTCAACACCATCTACCATAACTGTATGTGCCTGTTGGTTCATAATGTCCTCCTAATTCCAAATCTGGTTAACCCAATAGGTTGGGTCTAAAAAATTTCTTATTGTAGCAGCTACAAATGAGTTACCGCCTACCCAATTAAGGTTAAGTCTACCGGTAAACCTCCAAGTATTATCAGTAACTTCTTTACCAAATGTATGAGTAGGTATTCTTTGTATAGTGGCCTTACTCATATGACAAAAAGATAAACCTAAATTGTCTTTGATAAAAACTGGTATAGTATCAGTTACTAACATTTGAGCAGAAAGTAAATCGTTAGTAATATCCGTTCTAGGTATAACTATTTCAATAGTAGCTAATTTGTCTAAAGTCTTACCTCTAGCTATTTCACCTTGAGTACCTTTGTAAAAGCGCCACATAGGACTATTAAAACCTATTTTTACACTGTTAAAAGTTACAACAGGAAAAAACCCTGCTGATATTTTAAGCTCGCCTGGACTATAAGTCCTAGTAGGCATAAGCCTTTGTGGCGCTAGTATACCCATTATAACTCCTTACGGCCTAGCCTGATGATAAGCACCACCAGGTTTATATTTAGTAAAATCGCCTTCAAAAACCCAACTTCTATCAGAATCTTCTTTTTCAAAGTTAGAATCAGACGGTTTTTTGATAGAAGCTTTTTCAATCTTATACTTAGACGTTCCAAGCTTATCTTTTACCTCTATAGATACAAACTCTCCAAACATGTACTCTTCAATAATTTTTTCATAATATTCAAGTACTTTGTCATTAGTTTCAGCAGACTGAGGTAAATTAAGAGTAATAGTACCAAGCATTGAAGGATTTATTATCCTTGTACTTTGACCGGTAGAAGCAGTTGAATGCGTAATCTTATCTTCTGCAAGTGCTATTTCCACTGTGTTAAAAACATCTATGATGTCATTACCAACTATAACACTAACTTCCGAAGGAGAATACGTCTTTGTTGTTGGATTCAGCATTGTGTCCTCCTTATGTAGACAATGTTCCTTCTATGTTTACAAAATGTATAGCACCTTTAAGTGTAGCTTTAAACTTACAGTTCTTAAGAACTCTGTTAGCTTTATCTGCAGCTGGTATATCCCTAGGATTAGGCATAGTAATAAGTATGCTATTTTCATTAATAAGGTTGTTTTCAACCCCATAATTATAAAGTGCTGTATTCATAAAGCTTTCTACAAGGTTAATACCGTTTTCATCAAAATCTACCTTTTCAGGAGTAGAAATTCCTGCAAATACGGTTTCACCCATCCTAACTGAAAGATAATGAATACCTATCATTATGTCAATCCACTCACCAGAAGGAACTTTTCCATCCTTAAAAACTGGTTTACCTGACTGAACTTCGTAAAAATTACAATTTTTAGATCTAAGGTTAGCTCTCTGCGTAGTTGTTATTTCGCAAGGAGTTACGCCTACGAACGTTTTATACATGTACGCAGATGAACCTGGAGTTTTAGTAATCTGCAAGCCAACAGCTGCCGCATCTATATAATTATCAAGACTATCTGCGTATATAACATATGTATTATTGTAGTTAAGCTTTTTAAGCCTAGTAGCAAGATCAGTAGGATCTGAAGCATAATTAGTATCAGCAAGTGTAGTACCTGTTCTTAGAACAGTCAGCACTCGTTTTTCTGTTTCAATAAGCGCAGCAAGCTCAACAACTTCATCATCTGTTGCAAAATCATTTGTCATGATAGGATTAAAAAAGTCATTATTGGACTGCTTTATAGCTTCATAAGCAGCGCTTACTGTTTCACCTTCTGAACCATACTGAGCGTAAGAAACTTCAGCTGTGATAGTCGGTGTTAAAGAACTTAAAAATTCTACAAGTTCTACTATAGACTCAGCTTGAGAACCTGCAAACTCGATTTCAATACGTGTAGAGCTTTCTCTAAGAACAATAACCATATCAACATTTGACAGTGCCTCAAGTGCAGCTTTAATAGCTGTAGCATTTGCGTCATAAGGAATTGCTGCTGTAGTCTCACCTTCTACTTCAATAATAAATGTACCTCCAGTAGGATTAGCAGAAAGCTCTATTATCTGCTTTGTGTTAGCAGCTGGATTTCTCTTACCTACTAAAAATTGTTTAGCAACTCTAGCTTGCCCCATAAGTACTAGTGCTTTTTTGTATGCAGGGTCTGAACTTTCAAAACCATCTGCAAGCATTTCTGAAGCCTCAGAATAGAACTTAGTCCTAAAATTAACTCTAGGATTTTTCATAAAAATAGCCGGCACACCAAAACCAACCTGAGTAAGTCTAGGCGTCTCGTTTACAATACTTACCTGTACTGTGTCTTTTACTGGTGAAGTCATTTAATCCTCCTATCGATCATAACTAATTTCGACATTCTCTATAATATCTCTTTCTCTTTCAACTAAAGAGCTAGTTCCAAACTTTATGTCTATAGTAGCGTGATACTCAGATCTATCAGATAGTTCTTTGTAAGCACTAACAATAGGCATAGTATAACATGGATATAAATCTACATCATTTAAAGCATACTTAATATCCATAACATCTAGACTTTCTTCTATAGCATTAGCTATACTACAAGCATCATTATCATCAATAACTAAAATAGATAAAATAAAATACTTATGATATTTGTTAACAACAGTAGTGCTGCCATCCCTAAATTTTATAGGTGTACGCATTTTTTTAGTTATTGGCTGCATCATATAAATAGTAGCAAGCGGCTTATTAGGCATTTTTATATCTTGTCCAGCAAAAATAACTTCTATTCCTGTTAAATTGTGTATCCAGTCATAGATAGCGGTTCTCTGAACATCTGTTAAACCAAAAATCATCTTTCTACCTTAACTATTATTGTTTTATAATGATTTCCATTAAAACCATAATCAGCATAATCATATTTTTTTAAAACTACAAACTCTTCACCTTTATGTGCTATTATTTCTAGCTCATCAATTACTTTTTTAGTATACATTTTTCTGTAATCAGAAATACGTTTACCTTCTTGTTCTATTCTAGCAATTTCTGTAGCCGCATCTGACATTTCAGTTAATGCCGCAGGCATAATAGCTCCGTCAATAAATCTTCTATCTATTAATCTCTTACTTATAATACCTTTTATATTAACTTCGTCATAAGTTCTTATTTCTATCCTGTGTGTTCTTATTATTTTACTCATTTAATTAATACCTTTATACTATTATACATTTCTAATGTATCTTTTAAAGGTTCATCATGACCTTTTTTTCTTACTGTATACGGTCTTAAAGGCATAGCCCAAAACTTCGCGTCATCTATACTTTTTTTAATTACATCTACAAATTGTAGACCAACTTCGTTTAAAGAATTTTTAACACCTTTTGCCCATAACTCTATAAAGCTAACTTTAACGGTAGGCATGTTTTGAATAGCCCGTCTCATAAACGGCCTAGGTGGAATAGGTCCAGGTTTATTAGTAGGATCACCGTACTCCATTTTATATGCCTTAGACGCATTCTTAGAATCAAAGATACCTACCGCTATTTTACGTTTCTTTAACTGCCTTATTATTGCCATTAAATGCGGCATTTTATCTAATCTAATTGTTGCTTTTACTACCATTATATAAACCTAAACCATAATCTCATCATAATTTCATAAAATACTATACCATATCTACTTAGACCATAAAAAGCTTCATCTAGCTTAGAAAAATCTGTTCCATACTTATACTGAACATCACCAACTACTTCCTGCACTAAACCGATAATATCATCTGTATTATCTGGATCTATATTTGTTATAGTAAGTAAATGAGCTAATAAATACCTTTGAGCTCGTTCTTGTTCATCTTTAAAATTTAATTCTGTTACTTGTAATATAACATCTTCTAAAAGCAGATTAAACAATATTATGCCACTATGGTTATGGACTAGATTATTATCTATCAAGTTAATATCTACATTTATAGAATAACTAACACCTGGTACTGCAGCCGTTGTTATTATTTTAGTAGAACTATTACTTACTACTATGGCAGCACAACCAGCTAGAACTGATGCTAAACCATTTATTATCTCTGTTCTTAAAACTTCTTCATCCGGTGTACCTGGCTGTGGACTAGAAGTATACGTATAGTCTACGCCATCTATATTTATTGTATATTCTGTATCATAAAATAAATTAGCTACTTCAACTGAATCCTTTTTAGCTATATCAATAACTTTATTTTTTAATTCAGGTGCTATAGTTAATACATTTTCTAACGTTGTATTTGCCATTTTATCCCTCGAACGACTTTTCTAAACATCTAACATAAGCTTCAAGTAACCTTATATACTCTTTCCAATGTAATATACAAACATCTAATTCACCGAACTTAGCAAAATCATCTGTCGGTGCAAGTAAGTCACAAACATAGTCATATTTCGGTTTTTCACAGGTATTAACATACTTTTTGTACACTGGTACATATTTAGTAACTACCTTAGTCGTACTACAGCTGCATAAGCTTATTAAGACGACCCCAAATAAGACTAAAATCTTTCTCATCCTTTGCCTGTTCTATTATTTGTTCACCCTTTTCTTTTTCTATCCTTACTATCTCTTTTATTCTTACTATTTCTTTTTTATTAGCCTTCTGGAACTCAATAGCATCATTAAGATATTTAACTTCCATGTCTTTTATCTTATTTACTAATACTAGCTTTTCAGACTCACATTGAGCCTTATTTTTAATAATCTCAGACTCCAAAACTTTAATCTCAGATTTTTTAATATTTATGTCCTTAGACATTATTATAATAGTAGATATTAAAGCAATTAATACAACTAAGATAATGGCTGAAACTATTATTTTAGCTTTAGTAAACACTCTAACCTCCAAAATAGGGCCAGTTTAAACTGGCCCAAAAATAAACTACTTACCTTTTGTCTCGTTTTTAGCCTTAAGTTCTGCTTTTTTAGCCTCAGCTGCTTCTTCTGCCTCTTTTGCTTTTTTAGCTTCTTCTGCCTCTTTTGCTTTTTTAGCTTCTTCTTCTTTAGCCTTTTGTTCTTTTTCGGCTTTTTCAATGTCATATGCTTTTTTAGCATCTTCTGCCTTTTTAGCATTATCGGCCTGCTTAGCGGACTCTACTTCATCATCAACTTTAACATATCGCATAGCCTGCAATATTTTAGCATCTGCTTCATTGTCGACGGTAAATTTACCGCCGACAAATTTGCGAAGAGAACCCTTATGATCGTAGAACTGAAGACTTTTAAACTGAGATTTAAAAGTTTTTCTAAACTTCGACATAATCACCTCTTACCAAGTGGTTTTAAGATTAGTAAGCCTTGAGTGAGCTTTCTCCTGCTTAAATTCAAAAGTATACTCACCAACTACCATACCTGAATAGTAGTCACCTTTCTTTCCAAGGTACTCATGGAAGAAGCTTCTAGAACCAAGAGGTCTAACTTTGGCTCTGTTAACATCCATGAAAATCATTTCATCAGGCTTGAGGTTAGGGTTAACTCTAACAGGGAACTCACCAAGGTCAGTTACAACCCAGTTAACTGTCTCACCTCTTACACCGTCAGTTCTCTCAATAATAAGAGAATTAGCATCAAGTGCTCCGATCTTTCTCTTCTGAGTAGGACTAACCATAAATACGTAATTACCAGCAGCAACACCTGCATGGTCAGCAACAGCCTGAACTGCATCATTAAGCATCTTTTTACTGATGTCAGCAGCAGAAGCATCTATGATATTAGTCTGTATCCAAGCTTTAAGGCCAGCAAACTGACGAACATTACCGGCTGAGTACTTAACACCATCAATACAAGCTTTTTCAAGCTGCAGTGCTAGCTCAACGAGCTTCTTCTGTTTTTCGTACTCATAAAGTTTGTCAATACCATACTGCTCAATCTCTGCAGCTGTACCTGTTACTTCAACAGTGTCATCAAAGATCTGAGTGTAATTCTGCTTGTTGACTCTAGGTTTGTATCTAGAAGTCCTAGCATCAGCACCTTCTTCGCCTTCTACAAAGTTAATGCTAATAGATTCTCCAGCTGTGGCTGCAGCCGCAGTTGTACCAGCATAACCTCTTGTAACGGTAAGCTCGTATGTACCGCCTGTGCTAATGGCTGTAACTTTCATGAGCTCTTCGTTAATCTGAATAATATGACCAACTCTAAACTTCTGACGTTCGTCGGCATCAGCAAGCACTAGTGTTGTTGCAGCATCAGTAATATCAGCAGCAAGTGCTGACTTATAACCATACATTTCGTCTTCATTCCACTCATGGAGAGTATTCCTTACAGGATTACCGAATCCACCAAGCATCGAAAGAAGAGGGATCTGAATAGGATTAAGCAGAAGCATTTCATCTACTACGCTTTCCTTTTTACCTACAATAAGATTTGAAAAAACTGACATAAGTTACCTCCTACGTCTCTTGTTGTTGTGCTTCATATTGTTTCTTAAGTAACGAGTAATCACCACGGGCCTCATTAGTACCTACTTTTTCAGCTTTAAGCTTAGCTTCTTCGACCATAGCCTTAGTAACTTTACCTTTTTCAAGGTTCTTTTTACTCTTGTCAGGATTAAACTCAAATTCTTTAAACTTCTGCTTAATAACTTTTTCTGAGTCTGTTGTAACCGCTTGCTTATACTTCTCAACAAACTTAGAAGCTTTTTCAATAGAAGTATCAAGATCTATTGAAACAAAATGTTCAGCAAAAGATACATCTACATTCTTTTCCAGCAAAAGTTTTGTAACGGCCTCTTTAGAGTCTTTAAAGGCATTGTCTTTTTTAAGCTTAGCTACTTCTTCTTCCATTTCCTGTAGCCTTTTTGCTTCAGCTGAAAGCTCAGGATTAAACTTTTTAGTAAGTTCCTTTTCTTTCTCAGATACAGCTGTAGAAATAGCTTCCTGCATGTCCTTCTTTTTAAACTTGTCAAGAGCTGTCTTGACGCCGTCTGTAACCCTTTTGTCAGCAAAAGAATTAAGTAGAGTTTTTCCAGTTTCATCCTTTTCAAGCTTTGCAAACATGTCCTCAGGTTTAGCCTCCGGAACTAAGCTAAGTAGTTCAGTCTGCAGTTCTGAGTCCTCTTTTTCAGCTTTGATCACTTCTAACGCTTTTTTAACTTCTTCTTTCATGTTGTTCTCCCATGTCCCTAGAGTCTACTTTTTAGAAGTATCCTCAACAGGTCCATTTGTGTTTCTATTACTAATGCCGCCCTCGTCAATGTCTACGACTCGGACTTTACTCTCTTTATTAGCAAAATCTATACCATTTTTAACATTTTCAATCTTTTCTCGCTGTAAAGCTTGCATTTCCAATTCAGGATTTTCTATAAAAGAAGCTATACTTAATCTAGTTTCTGTACTTACTATACCATCAAGCTCTGTTTGTATACGTGCTTCTTCTAACATATTAACAGGTATATTGCGTGTAAATCTTCTATGAATTAATTTATAATCAAATTCAGTATTAAACTTTTTAAATACAGGTTCCAGTAATCTCCACATATAACTATCTGAAACTTCAAACTTAACTTGAGCAGTCATTGATTTTTCTTCTAACTGCATAAGCTTATATCTAATAGCAACACCTGATAAATTACCAAAAAAGTTTTCATCTTTAAAATTAACAGACTTAGAAAATCTTATAATATTATTTTCAAGTTTATCTAAATATTCTATAATTCCTTTTATATCTACTTTTTTTGTAACAAATTCAACTTTACCATCTTTAGTCATTTCGAACATACCAGTCTGCTTAAGCTCATCTATATTTTCTTTATTACTCTTAAGACCATATAATGCTATATAAGCTAGTCTAAACTGTTCTAACTCAGAACTAAGATCAGACAAAGCTCTATCGTAAGCATCTATTAAAGATAAAACCTTATCACAGTCACCTTGCCTCTCTCTGTTATTAACAAATTCAAATAAAGGTACATTACCAAAAAGATGCGGCGTAACTGTTACATCTGTGTCTTCATCAAAAGAAGACTGCGAATTTTGAGTAACAGTATATATATTTGTATTATCATATATTTCAAATTTGTATAGCTCTTTTACTTGATTACTAACAACAGCTCTAGTCTTTAAATATCTTATAGATGCAATAAGATGATTTTCGTTGTCTCCATATACAAATATAGTTTCCCAAGGATCAATATTCATCATAGAAACCTTAGCTTCATTAGAATTTTCATCATAGGAAGGAGTATAAACTAGTCTAGAAGAAGTACCACAAATTGAGCAAGTTTTAATTGTTTCCATATTTATATTATGTAAAACAACTTCTTTACCAAAAGTATTTATCTTATTAAATATATCAGCATGCTTTCTTCTTTCTTGTTCAATCGCAGCTTCATCAGCTTTATCAACTTCTAATTTAGTACTTTTAACTGCATAAACAATAGGTATACCTATTAAGTAACCAAGCTTAGTATCTATTATCTCAGACATAAAACTATTATTAAGTTGATTATTTATCTTCATAAAATTATCAAGAGTTCTGCTTTTAATAGGAGTACCAGACTCATAAGCCATATACCTAAAATAGTTTGTTTTATACTTGGTATGTAAAGTCTCATAAGAGTCTATCAAACTATTTAATGCCTTAGGCAAAGTCAACGGTACTGAAATAGCATTATCAGAAAAGTCTAAAGCCTCTTTTATAATTGCATCAGCAGTTTCTTTCTTAATTTTACCCATTACAACCTCATAAAAATCTTTTAATAGGCACAATCTCACCAGGCTCATCAGTATCATCTAACATTAATTCTGTTAAACACCATACTAAAGCATCTAACCTATTAGGTGAATCCTCTCCAGGTACCCATTCACACATTTCACTTTCTAACTCAGGAAAATCACCTACGTGATGTACAACACCTTTATCATATAATGTAGATATAGGCTCTGCCCTTAATCTCTTTCCTCGTGCTGCGTGCACCTTTTTAAAATTAACTTTTGATCCTGTAGTTTGTAAAACCATTTCAACAAGATCTCCGCCGTTATTAGTTTCTGCTACAACTAAATCGGCTTGTTCTTTTTTATAACGCTTTACAGCCAAACCTGACCATATACTAGGATGACACTTTCTAGAGTCATCAGCAAAAACATAGGCGTGACCTTCAGCTGTAAGACCAGCTGTAATTATACCTGCTTCATCAGATCTTTCATTATCTGTAACAGACGGATCTATTGCTACTACAATACGAATAAAGTCAGTTGGCCTAGCATTAACCTTATGTTTTTGTATAACTTCATGGTTCCAAAGAGCACCAGCTACATCGCTAAACAATTTACCATATAACTCCTGCTCACCAATACGAGTACCGTCATACTTTTTAATAACACGTTCTATAAACCTACTAGACAAGTTAGATAGGTTTTCAAAACTAGATCCTAAAGTAAGATAAGTACTAGGGTCTTCTACCATCTTTTTAATAGTCGGTCGTGGTTTAGGAGTACCAGTGGCTATGTACTGAGGATTGTCACCAATACGAAGACCAAGCTCAAACATATCTATGCAGTCTTCCAAGTACTTGAACTTACCGGGTTCATCAACCCATCCTTTGTGATGCTGAGGTCCTCTAAGCTGGTCCGGTTCGTCTCCTGAATAGATAAACCCCTTTGCACCATTAGGCCATTCAATCTGTCTTTTAGAAGCGATATATCTTGGTCTATTGTAAGGCGGAGCTACAGTAATAAGCCCCGATTCACCGTGTAACATAACATCACGTACGTCAGCAGTGGTTTGTCCGATTAAGGCAAAAATACCATAGCCTCGACGCTGCCACTCAATAATTGTCTCTGCACCGGTACGAGTTTTTCCAAAACCACGACCAGACATTATGAACCAGAGGTACCAGGCACCCTCTGGTATTCGTTGCTTCGGGCGAGCCCAAAACGACCAATCATATAACAGCAATTCAGTCTGCTCAGCCGTAAGGCTGTTAAAAAACGCATCCTGGTCTTCTTTAGGTAATCTAGCAACTAGTTCAGCATTAGACATATTATTAGCCTGTAAGGCTATCTGATGCTTTTCACTTAGATCATCAGACAACTTGATAGGATTAGCGGTTAAAGCCTCCCTTATATCAAGAGTACTATGTTCTAATGCTAAACTGTTCATTAATTACCTATTCTGTTTCTGCTGTTACGAAAGTTTTATTTCTATAAGCGCCTATACTTATAACATTTCCAACAGGCTTGTTTTCAATATCGTATTTAAGCCAATCTCTAGGCATACCCCAAAAAGACAAAGGAGAACCTTCTACAAGCTTAAATGTATCTGGCTGAAATTCAGGCACAATATCAGTATTAAGTGTTCCAGCCGGTAGAGGAGATGAGCAAGTTCTCTTAATATCTGCACTACCGTAAAGCAGTAATATATTTGACGGCTCATTGTCTACAACAATTGAATTATATAGTATGTGTCCACTACCCTGAAAAAGAACAGTACCAATAGCTGTATTGTCTTTTACTATTGAATTTTCAATTCTACATGTTCCCTGATAAGACATAACTGCGCCGTACGGGCTTGAACATCCTTTAACTATTGAGTTATAAAGATACCCTTCATAACGAAGACCAACGCCGCCTCCGCCTTGATACCCACCAGTTCCTGTAGAACAGTCTTTTACAATTGAGTTGATACAACTTGCTCGTTTATCCATAAGATAAACACCACCACCATACTGATCAGCATAACAATCTTTTACTATACAGTCAGATACAAAGCTTCCTATAGGAGCTGTATTTGTTTCTGTCAACCAAATACAAACACCTCCACCATTACCAGAATTCTCACCAACACTAGTATAAAGCGATCTACCATTCTGAAAAGTAAAACCATAAACTTCTGCTTCATTAGTAGTATGTATATACATACATCTAATATCAGTTCCTGCTACTGGCTGAATTATTGTCTTTTCTGCACCTTCAACACCAATTATTTTAACAGCCTTTCCAACATTTATTTCTGCTGTAAGTTCGTACGTTCCTTTAAAAACGAATATTGTATCACCTGCGCTTGCAGCATCAACCGCAGCCTGTATTGATGCTTTTGCTTCAGCGTAACTCAAACCGTCATCTGCATCTGAACCATCTGGTCTAACAAAATAAAAAGTACCGGTAGGAATAACCTGAAACAGACCTATCATTTCGCAAGATCCGCCGCCTCCACCGCCTTCTATCTCATCTACAACTTCGTTATTTGCTTCATAAAGCACATTACGACCGTTATCATTATCTAACGCGTCAGGATTTTCTATAAATTTTCTCGGCATGATACCCTCCTAATTAAAGCTTACTTATTGGTTTACTTTTAAACATAAGTACTTTAGGAGTAGGTGCCTCTTTTGCAGCTTTAAATTCACTGGCATCAACTTCACAAGAATAGCTTTGCCCGTTGATACTAACTTTAATCATTCCACTCAATTCAAGCACCGAAAGATCTGTCTTAATGTCCAGGTCTTCTTTTTTCCCTTTTTCATACGCAATTGAACAAGCCACTTTAACACCCTTGTACTCACCTTCAAGGTCAACTGACTTCTTCTCATCATTATATTCAGCTGCAATACCGTAAGTATGGCTATTGCCGCTTTTATCTGTAAAACCTAGCTTAATACTTCCCATAACTGTTCCGATACAAGAAGTCATAAGCATTGATACAATTATTACTAGTAAAAGCTTCTTCATTTTGTCCTCTTTTCTTACTTATTTATAAATCTTTTTTATCAATTTCTTTTTTCGTCTCTTCAATTATCTTTTTTACGTCAGATTCTCCTACATCATCGTCCGGTTTTTCTTTATTTTTAACACTTTCTATAGATTCTTTAGTCTTAGGAGCAATAATTTCTTCCTTAGCAGGCTTTACAGCTTCATTAACCTTCTTAGTAGGGCCTACATCTGATTTTGTCTCAGGAGTAGGTACTAAACCATCAGAATTCTTAGGTTCACAGTTAAACTCAAGCGAGACTGTTTCCTTAAAGTGATTCTTATTTGTGTTTTTAATAAGGTTAAGGATACCTTCCTTCATGCCAAAGTCAACATAGCATACTTTTGTCTCTGTTTCGAAGCGCACATTAGTAAGTGCACCACTAGGATCTCCAGTAAAAGCTGCAAGAAGCAATATGATAATTGCCTGTATGCCGTTAATAATGTAAGAAATAACTGTTTTGTTAGCCTTCATTTTAGCTCTCCTCTTTGTTGTTACTATTATCTTCGTCTACCGATTCTTCGTCATCATCTAAATCGTTTTCTTTAACAACAGAAGCCTCTCCTTTCTTAATTAGTTCAGCAACTGCTTGATTTTTAGCCCTTTCAACGATTGTGTCAAGTTTACCACGAAGTTCTGAAAGATTAGCTTCGATTTTGATAGGATCACCATCAGCACCAGTGACCTCGACCTTCTCTTTAAACATACCAAGATGCTTACCAACTGCTTCGAGGGCCGCCATTTTATTATGGAGTTTAATTTTTACTCCATATTGTGTGCTTTGGACTTCGGAAATCATAGATGTATCAACTTCAGAACTATTTTTAAGAGTAACAACGTCTTTATCGAATTCGAGAAATTCGCCAATATCAGCAAATGCAATTTTAGCATATTCGTTTAGTACAGCTTGAGAAGTAACCTGACTAACATCTCTCAACTCTTGCTGTCTGCACATGATGATAAAGCGAATAATAGGATTTGTCAATCTCAATCTAGCTGCAACAGATGGTGTCTTATATCCAAGTCTCTTTGCTGCAGCAGCTCCATCAAAGTCAATCATAAACTCGTTGATAAAGTTCTGATCTGCATCAGGTAGGTCTGAAAACAATGAATCGCTATTAAAAAAGCAACCTTCACCTGCTAGAACTGAGAATACATGTTTATTTGAAAGAATCCTCATTCCTACAGCTTCACTGATGTTCATCTCTTCACAGACAAGAGCATTATCTTCGTGAATTTTATACAAGTCAATGTATTTTTGTGTTTTTTCATTATTTTTAGCACTTAGCGGATTATAGTTATAATTTTTATCAGACATTCACCTAACCTCAGGTTAAATTCCTCGACCATCTAAATACATTATAATATATATGCACCCGCGCGTAAATATAAAATTATACTATTTACTAAATTAGTTTACTTTAAAATTAAGCCAGGGTTAACTGTTATTAAGTGAATAAAAAACGTAATAGCGAAGCCAGGTGTTCGATGGGACCAACCTTAGCAAATTTAATCCATAAACGAGGTGCGAAGCCAGGGTTATGATGTATTAACATCTTAGTTAGATTTATAAATATCTAGGATCGTTATTTTAGGCCGATATTAGTGCTTCGTGCTGCGCATATTGAAAAAGTAAGTCGGGCCTCTTACAGCTTTAAAATTATTATCAAAAAAGTTAAACTGAGCCAGTTATCTTACAAGGTAAAGCACGATAAGACAGCTTTTATAGAGACTTAACTAAAGTTAAAATAAACTAAAATACTATAAGTAATACAATATATGCTACTATATATAATCTATGATATAATAAAAATATATGAGTGAAAAAATTTAGATACCTATTTTTTTTTTTTTTTTTTTTTAATTAAGGGCACCCCTTAATTTTAAAGTGCTCCCATATATTTATTTATTGGTCTTAGAATAATTTTCATATTTTACAGCTGTAATAAGGTGCAGTTAAATAACTACCAGAAGTTTGCTTGATTTTCAAAATTTTTCTTATATATGAGAGACGTTAAAGTAGGCCTAATCTCCGCTAAGATTTACCTAATGTCTTGTAAAATATATTTAATCATCATTAAATAATCTTTATTTAATATTATTTAATCTATATTAAGTATAACTTAATTAAAGTTAAGGAATTCCGAGTTACGACTAACTCCTTAATAGGCATTAAAGTTTATTTAATCTTAATTAAATAATATTTAATTAAATATAAACTATAATATATTTAATCATTATTAAATATATCTTAATATATATTATATATTTTATAACTTATAATAAATTAAAATATATTTAATACACATTAAATATATCTTAACTCATACTATATATTATTTAATTTAATATAAACTATAATATATTTAATCTAGGCTAAGACGATCTTAATGTGAATTAAGAATGATCACTAAGAGATCTTTAATCTACATTAAGACATACTTAATATATATTAAATAATATTTAATAAGCATTATTTAATAGTAACTAAGTTATATTTAATGACTATTAAGAATATCTTGCAGCGGACTTCGTAACTCTTAGCAGTAATTAAGGAGTTAATAAATATTAAAATTTAATATATAACTTAATCTATATTAAGATTTATCTAATTATCATTTAAAATATTAAAATTTATCATTAAAAATAAAAAAAATGTACTTAGTGGCTTTTTTGTTATATAATTAAATATAATATAAATATATTATATATTTATATTATTAACTTAATTTAAATTAAATTTATTTAATTTAAACTAAGAAAACCTTAATGCTCATTTTGTTGTCTTAGTGATGACTAAGTCAAATTTAATTTTGACTAAAGTTTTTTAATCACTAATTAAAGATAACTTAATGTCTAGCATGGTTCATTGAAAATTGAGTAAAAGAAAAATTACAAAGACTAGATTTTTCTTTGTTCTCGCTAAGTGAATTGACTTAGCAACTAAGTTATTTTTAATTTAAATTTGAGAGGACAAAACCATGACTAAGAAAAATGAAACAACAACAAAGGAAATCAAAGCCAACATTAATGTTATTGAATCTGCATTAGAAAAAGCTAACATCAAAATTGATGAAGTTAGTCTACATTCTAATTCGTTTAAGTTCAGTTTTAGTTTTCCTAATGGAAACTATTTCTGCTTATTCAAGACTAATCTTAAAGGAATCGCCACTGAGGAATGTGAAATTGATGGTAAGAAATTCAAAGTTGGCATTAAGAAATTCTGTAAGCTCGCTAAATTTAATGAAGATGTGGCTAAAGAACTCTTAGTTAAAAGAAATCAAATCTTAAAGTCGATTAGAGGAGATAAGTCTGACACTTCAAAAATTGAGTTTGAAATTAAAGAAATTGAAGAGAAGATTAAGACTTATGAAGAGAAGATTAAAAATCTTCAAATCAAGGCTAAGGAAAAAGAAGTGGAGCTTAAAGAATCTTTAGCTTTTGAAAAGAATAATAAAATCGACACTAAGGAACTTAAAGAGAAAGCTAAAAAAATGCAAATTGAGAAGTTACAAAAAGAACTTGAAGCTTTGAAATCTTAAGTCTTGATTAAACAAATCTTAGGGTAGACTTTGTCTACCCTAATTTTTTTTCTATTATGCTTAATGACCATTAAGAATGATCTAATTAACTTTAAATCATTTTTAATTGAAACTAAAACATTTTTAGTCTATATTAATATGTTTTTAGTGCAAACTAACCATTTTTAAGCATTAATTAAGATCGGATTAATCGAAACTAAATCGATTTTAATTGAAACTAAATCATTTTTAGTCTATACTAATATGGTTTTAATATAAACTAACCATTTTTAAGTCTTAATTAAATATGATTAATTGAAACTAAATCGATTTTAATTGAAACTAAACCATTTTTAGTCTAGGTAAATATGGTTTTAATATAAACTAACCATTTTTAAGTCTTGATTAAATATGATTAGTCTAAACTAAATCACTTTTATTCTTTATTAAAAATGGTTTAACATAAACTTTACCATTTTTAGTGCAAACTAATACGATTTAATATCCATTAATAACGATTTAGCTTTCATTAAGATCGACTTAGTTTCCATTAAAAATGGGAAAATCAATACTTAAAAATGGTAAATCTCAATTAAAACGGTTTTAATCCATATTAAAACGGATTTAGTTTCAACTAAAAAATGGTGAATCTTAACTAAAACTATTCTAGTTTAGGTTAAAAGACTTTTAATTTATATTAAAGAATGGTTAGTCTAAACTAATCAAATTTAAACAATCATTAAGGGTGCTTAGTGATGATTAACAATTTTAGATTACTGACTAAGGGTATTAAATTGTAAGCTAATCTTAAGTAAGATTTTTTTAGTCAAAACTAAGAAACATAAAAAGTTTACCACAAATTTAGGAGCCCCATGTTGGAAAAATTTTGCGAAAATTT